CAGAAGAAGCAGAAAAGTTTGGTAAGTTGTTAGGTAAAACTGCGCCCGATTTAGCTAGCTTTGGTGGCAGTGTATCAGCCGGTAAAGATAAATTTATTGGTGTATTTCAGGGCATGATTGGTGTTGGCAATAAGACTGAAATTGCAATGCAACGTATTGGATATAGCTCTGACGAAATGCGAGATGCTACAGCAGACTATGTTGCAAAACAATCTAGATTGGGTTTAGCACAAGGTAAAACCGCAGAACAATTACGACAAGAATCTACTAGGTACATGGTTACCCTACGTGAGCTAGGTGAAATCACCGGCATGAGTAGAGATGAAGCACAGAAATTAATGGATCAGCAACAAGCTGACGCTAGATTTGGGATGACACTGCGTCAGATGGAACTTGAGGGCAAAGGCGAAGAAGCTGAAAAGCTAAGAGCCTATATGGCAACATATGAAAAGACATTTGGTAAAGATGCTGCCGCCGGATTGATGGAACAAATTGCTAACAAGGGTGCTATTGTAGGTGAAGCTAGTGCTAAAGCATATACATCAACTCAAGGCAAAGCATACGAAGAAGCAATGCGTGTAGCTAAAGGACAAGCCTCAATGCAAGAGGGTTTAAGTGAAACAGCAGCCGGCGTAAGAAAAAATCTAGACCAGGTTGGTAGCTCATTGATGATAGCTGGGAGAGGGGCAGAAGGTGTTACTGGGTCATTTGAACAAATTAACGGAGCACTAGCCTTAGAAAATAAAAAGAGTATTGATGTACAGGGTGAATTAGCTAGGACGCAAAAAGATGGCGGAAAGTTACTAAATGCTAATATTGATTTAGAACAGAGAAATCGTGACCTAAGAATCAAAGCTGATAAAGCATTGATGGAAGTTACTAGCGTTTCTGTATCCGTATTTCAAAAACTAAATGAAGTTGTGTTTAGTCTAGGTAAATATATAGCTAAATTTATTGACAAAATTAGTGGTTATCTAGGTAAACAAACCAATTTGTCAGAAAGTTTCAAAGACAAAGACGATTTTCAGGGTGATGTCAATGTTGCTAAAAATGCACTAGCTGAATCCGAAAAACAAAAGGCAGAACTTCAAAAAGATATTGCAAAATATTCAAAAGATGCTTCGGGTAAAGAATTGCAAGCCGCAATCGATGCCGCTAAAAAGGGCGAAAGAGAAAATCGAGAAGTTGCTGATGGAAATGGAACCATAGTAGGTGGTGATGCAACAGCGGCTAAATTATATTCAGAAGAGGCTAAACGTTTAGAAGAACTACAAAAACAAATTGCTAAAAAAGATGGTACAATTGACGCTGAAAAGGCTCAACAATTACAAAAAGACAAACTACTAGTAATTGAGCAGAAAATACTAGACGAAAAACAAAAATTAGTTGAAGCTGAAAAGAAAATGAAGTCTTTCACTACTAGTACAAGTGGTGGAAGTGGAGCTGGAGGAACTGCCTCAGCTACTGCCGGTGGAGGTGAAACACCGCCAAAAGGTGCACCGGCAACCGGTGCCGGTGGTACAAGTGGAGCCGGTGGTGCTCCAGCGTCACCTGAAAAAGTATTAGAATTTGGTAGTGGGTCTGGGTCTAAAAGTAATTTTGAAGCAGTTGATTCGGGATTAAAAGATAAAGTTGTAGCTGCCGCAACTGAGTTTAATGCAGCCAGTGGTGGTAAAGATAAGCTAAAAATCAATAGTGCTAAACGAGACTCAGCAGACCAACAAAGACTATGGGATGAGTCAGTGGCGAATGGCAGGCCTGGAATCGGTCCAACAGGAATGTTAATTGCTAAACCAGGTACAAGTAAACATGAAAACGGACTTGCAGTTGATATTCAAAATTATAAGGATCCAGCCGCGGCAGAGGCACTAAAAAAGCAAGGATTAGTACAGCCATACCCGGCTAAAGATCCAGTACACTTTGAAGTACCCAAGGCTATGGACGGAGCTGCATTTGCAGGTCCTAATTCTGGATATCCAGTCGAATTACATGGTAAGAATGAAAGTGTTTGGCCAGAAGAAAAATTAAAAGCAACATTAGCAGAAGTTCAGAAATCTAGCATAGAAGATTATAAAAAACAACTTTTGGGTGAGATGGGAATGAATTCTACCTCAACATCTACTTCAACCACTAGTACTTCATCAGGTGATACTGATGCTACTAACAGAATGATAGAAATATTAACAACCAAATTTGACGATATGATAAACCAATTAGAAACATCTAATGGTACATTGCGTAATTTATTAACTTACGCACAAGCATAATAGATAAATATAGTACTATGGCATACAAAAAACGTTTCCAAGCACCTAATGTAACAGGTACAGTCAGTCCTATTTCAGGGGCTAATAGCAACCGAGGCGCCTGGAATAGTGAAGTAACTGCATCAGGTAATTATAATAACAATGATTTTGGTTATAAAAACTATCAAAGTCGTTTACCGGAAGTATACACTGGACATCCAAATCGTATTGAACGTTATAATCAATATGAAATGATGGATGTAGATGCTGAAATTAACGCATGTTTAGACATTATTGCTGAGTTCAGTACACAGAAAAATGAGCAAAATGGTACACCTTTTGAGATAGAATTTAGCGAAGATCCTACCCCTCATGAAGTAGAAATTATCAAAAAACAACTTCAACAATGGTGTAAACTCAATGAATTTGATACACGTACATTCAAAATATTCCGTAACAGTATCAAGTATGGGGATCAGATTTTTGTACGTGATCCCGAAAACTTTAAATTATACTGGGTCGATATGACCAAACTAGTTAAAGTTATTGTTAACGAAAGTGAAGGTAAGAAGCCTGAACAATATGTTATCAAAGACATTAACGTTAACTTACAAAATCTAAGTATTGCTGAAAAAACAACTACTGACTTTATGACACAATCTGGGTCTGGTGGTTATAATGCGGCAACTGCATACAGTGTTCCAAATAGTGCAGGTAGTTCTGGAAACAGTGGTAGCAGATTTACATTGAATATGAATGAATCTGCAATTGACGCAAAGCATGTGGTTCACTTGAGTTTAACAGAAGGTTTGGACCGCTACTGGCCCTTTGGTCAGTCTGTGCTTGAGAACATTTTTAAAGTATACAAGCAAAAAGAACTATTAGAAGATGCTATTCTAATCTATCGTATACAGCGAGCCCCTGAGCGTAGAGTATTTAAGATTGACGTTGGTAACATGCCAAGTCACATGGCCATGGCATTTGTTGACCGTATTAAAAATGAAATTCACCAACGTAGAATTCCAAGTATTCAGGGTGGACAAGCTACAATGGATGCTACATATAACCCATTAAGCATTAACGAAGACTATTTCTTTCCTGTTACTGCTGATGGTCGAGGTAGTGACGTAACTACATTGCCCGGTGGTGACAATTTAGGACAGATTGATGATTTGCGCTACTTCAACAATAGGTTAGCTCGTGGACTACGAGTACCAAGTAGCTATTTGCCGCAAGGCCCAGAAGACAGCCCGACCCCATTAAGTGATGGACGTGTTGGTACAGCAATGATTCAAGAGTTTCGTTTCAATCAATATTGCGAACGACTACAAAAGTACATCAGCCAAAAATTAAATGAAGAATTTAAACTGTTCATGCGTTGGAGAGGGTTGAACATTGATAGTGCATTGTTTGATATTAAGTTTAATGCACCACAAAATTTTGCCGCTTATCGCCAAAGTGAATTAGATTCGGCACGTGTAACAGTATTCCAAGCAATGGAAGCATTCCCTTATATGAGTAAGCGTTTTGCTATGACTCGCTTCTTAGGATTAACTGAGGAAGAAATTGAAGAAAATCAACGTCTATGGTTTGAAGAACGTGAAGAACCAGAAGACAGTGAAGCATCAAGTAATGATTTACGTAGTATTGGTATTAGTCAAGGTGATTTGGAAACAGATACAGAGACTATTGAAAATACGCCGGAAGCGGGTGCAGAAATGCCCCCTGAACAGATGCCAGGTGAAATGTCGCCCGCTGTGGCTGCCCCAGCAAGTTTAGGTGGCGCAACAGCACCTCCAGTGTAATAATTGATAAATAATATAATGAGATTATTTGAAATGTACGATGCGCCCAAACAGGGATACCAAGATGTTGAAAAAGACAACAGTAAACCAAAGTGGAAACAAGCACGTAAAACTAAACTAACACTAAAACAAATTCGCAAATTGCGCAAGATGAATGATGTTCGAAACTATGAACGTGTTCAGAATTTAAAAAAAATTCGTAAGCAATATACACCGGCACCTGCAGAAGGTCAACCAACACTATAATAAGTTATTAAATTAAATTCCACTTTAAGTGGAATTTTTTTGGATTCCTATTAAAAACGTAAAAAAATAGTAGTTAATGTGTACTTTTTTGTACTATACACTAAGTAATTATTACAAAGCCATTTATCTTATAGGAGAAAAACGATGGACAACAAAAAATTTGAAAAACTTATCGATTTAATTATCAATGAGAACGAAGAACAAGCACGTGCATTATTCCATGATATCGTAGTTGAAAAAAGCCGCGAAATTTATGAGTCAATGATGGACGAAGAATTAGACGAAGCCCAAGATGAAGACCTAGAAGAAGGCGAAGAAGAACTTGAAGAAGGTGCTGACGAAGACCTAGAAGAAGGTTTTGACGACATGGGTGAAGGTCAAGATGAAGTAGGCGGATTGATGGACGAAATTGCCTATGAAGAAGAAGGAATGACCGAAGAAGAAGACGAATTTGCTGACATCGATATGGATGACGGTGAAGAAGGTGAAGAACCAGAAGGTGGTTTAGAAGACCGCGTAGTTGAACTAGAAGATAAACTAGACGAACTAATGGCTGAATTCGAAGAAATGATGGCCGGTGAAGAAGGTGAAGAGCACATGGGCGGAGACGACATGGGCGGCGATGAAGAAATGTCAGACGAAATGATGGAAGCTGTACAATTACAGAAAGTTTCTGTAACTCACGGTGACAATGGTGTTAACACTAAGAGTGTAACAAGCAATGGACCAAAGATTCCTTCAAATGGCGCTAAAGCTAATCATTTAGGTGGTGGCGACAGTGGCAAGGGTGGTACACAAGGTGGTTTGTTGAACCCAGCAGTTAAAGACATCCCTGGCAATTACAAAAATGCTCCAGGCAAAGGTAACTTCTCTGAAAAAGGTGAAGCTGCTCCTAAGCCGGCAAAAGGTGACGATGGACAGAACAATAAGTCTATTGTTGGTGAGTCAAAGAAAACAGTCAAGAAGATTGTTAAGTAAGGATACCTAAGATAATGGCTTTGTATCTTAAAGAGCATCTAACTTTTGACCGTGCCAGTATGGAGGTCTTGAGTGAAGGTGAAGGTAACAAGAAGTCCCTTTATATGAAGGGGATATTCATTCAGGGTGGGGTACGCAACGCCAATGAGCGTGTGTATCCCGTTTCTGAAATCGAGTCTGCTGTTAATGCTCTAAATGAACAAGTTCAAGGTGGTTATTCTGTATTAGGTGAAGTAGACCACCCAGATGATTTAAAAATCAATTTGGATCGTGTATCACATATGATTACTCAAATGTGGATGGATGGTGCAAATGGATTCGGGAAGTTAAAGATTTTACCAACTCCAATGGGAGAACTAGTTTCTACCATGTTGCAGAGTGGTGTCAAACTAGGCGTAAGTAGCAGAGGTAGCGGAAACGTTAACGATGCTAATGGCCATGTCAGTGACTTTGAAATTGTCACTGTGGATATCGTTGCACAACCTAGTGCTCCTAATGCTTATCCTAAAGCGATATACGAAGGTATGATGAACATGAAGAATGGTCATAGAACGCTTGAGATTGCAAAAGATGCACAAAGTAATGCAAAAGTACAGAGATACTTGAAAGAGGAAGTAATGCGCCTCATCAGTGATCTCAAAATTAAATAAGGGGAAAATGATATGCTAGATGCTATCAAGCCATTACTTGAAAGTGGACTTATCAGTGAAGAAACTTCTACTGCTTTGAATGAAGCATGGGAATCTAAGTTGAATGAAGCCAAAGAGCAAGTACGTGCTGAATTACGTGAAGAATTCGCACAACGTTATGAACATGATAAAAACGTAATGGTAGAAGCCCTAGATAATATGGTTACAGAAGGTCTTACATCTGAAATTGAAGAATTTCAAATTGAAAGACAGGCAATGAACGAAGACCGCGTTAACGCAAAGCGCAAGCTAAGTGAAAACGCCGCAAAGTTCAATAATTTCATGGTTACTAAACTATCCGAAGAAATTAAAGAACTACGTAATGAGCGTAAGATTCAGAAAGAAAGTCAAGAAAAGTTAGAACAATTTGTTGTTCGTGCTCTTTCACGTGAAATTAAAGAATTCACACAAGACAAACAAGCTGTGGTCGAAGCAAAGGTTAAGTTAGTTGCTGAAGGTCGTAAACAACTAGAAGCATTGAAGTCACGTTTTGTGACTGAATCTGCTAAGAGAATGAACGAAACTGTTACTAAACATCTAAAGGGTGAATTAGGTCAATTGAAAGAAGATATCAAGACTGCTCGTGAAAACGATTTTGGTCGTAGAATTTTCGAATCTTATGCAAGTGAATTCAGCACAACCTATTTACAGGAAAAAGCTGAAACACGTAAGTTGTTTGCACAACTACAAGCTAAAGATCAACAATTAGCCGAATCCATTAAGTCAACCAAAGAAGCAAAAACATTGGTTGAAAACAAGGAACGTGAAATTCGTATCATTAAAGAATCTAATGTCCGTGAAAAGACAATGGGTGAATTGTTATCTACTCTAAATGAGGAGAAAGCAACTATAATGAAGGATTTACTAGAAAGCGTACAAACAACACGTTTGCAAACTGCTTTTGATAAGTATTTACCAGCCGTATTGAATAACATCAATGAAAAAGTACAACCTAAAAAGTCTATGCTTTCTGAAGGTGTAAAAGCAGTTACTGGTGATAAATCTGCCATGACACAAGTTGAAGTTGAGTCACGTGATAACGTGATTGACCTAAGACGCTTGGCAGGGCTTTAAAAATCGACATAATTTAGGAGAAATATAAAATGTCACAAGTTCTATTAGAAGGCCGTTGGGACGAGACCAAAGAAGCCCTACTTGAAGGTCTAAAGGGTACTCGCCGCTCAACAATGGGTGTTATCTTAGAAAACACCAAAAAGCAACTACTTGCTGAAAGT